GTGTTTTTCGCACGCCGTCAGTTCGCGCACCCTTTCCCCGGGCGGCCTTCTGAGCCATGCCGAACCCCCGAACGCCCACGCCGCTGAAGGTGGTCCGCGGGACCCAGCGCCCCGACCGCGCCAACCCCGCCGAGCCCCGGCCGGAGCCGCTCTCCGTCGACGCGGCCCACCCGCCCCGGTGGCTCAAGCTCTCGCCGCTGGCGAAGCGGGCGTGGCGGGACATCGCCCCGCTGCTCATCAGCATGCGCGTCCTCACGAGCGCCGACCTGGTGGCCCTGTCGCTGCTCTGCGATTCGCTCGCGACGATCGTCACGGCGAAGGAGCACGTGGCCGAGCACGGCGCCACCTACGAGACGCGGGGCGAGGGCGGGTCGCTCATGATCCGCAAGCACCCGGCCGTCGAGATCCACGCCGAGGCCTCGCGGTTCGCGAAGGCCATGCTCGGCGAGTTCGGCATGACGCCCGCCGCGCGCTCGAAGGTGAGCCAGGTCGGCGGGGCGAAGCGCGACCCGCTCGCGGAGTGGCTCGGCGAGGGCACCGGCTCGTGACCGCCTCGATCGCCCGCGCCGCGCGCCGGAGGATGCAGCCCCCCGCGCCGCCGGACCCCGTCACCGCGTACGCGCTCGACGTGGTCGCCGGCCGCGTGGTGACCGGGCAGCTCGTGCGGAAGGCGTGCGAGCGCCACCTCTCGGACCTCGCGACGGGCGCCGAGCGCGGCCTGCGCTTCGACGTCGCGGCGGCGCGCCGGGCGATCGCCTTCTTCCCGCTGCTCGCCCACTACAAGGGCCAGTGGGCGGGCAAGCCGCTCCGGCTCGAGCCGTGGCAGCAGTTCGCGATCGGGTCGGCGTTCGGCTGGAAGCGCGAGGACGGCACCCGGCGGTTCCGGTCGGTGTACCTCGAGGTCGCCAAGAAGAACGGCAAGACGATCCTCGCCGCGGGCGTGGCGCTGCTCCTGGCCTTCTTCGACGGCGAGCCGGGGGCCGAGGTCTACGCGATCGCCACGAAGCGCGACCAGGCGAAGCTCGTCTGGGGCGACGCGAAGCAGATGGTCGAGAAGTCCCCCTCGCTCTCGGCGCGGATCCGCGCGTTCGCCCTGTCGCTGGCCGACGAGGCCACGGCGTCCTTCTTCCGGCCGCTGGGCCGGGACTCGGGCGAGGGCGAGCAGGGCATCAACCCGCACGGCTACGTCGTCGACGAGCTCCACGTGATCGACGACCCGGACTCGATCGACAACGTCGAGACCGCCACGGCCGCCCGGGCCCAGCCGATGGGCTGGAAGATCACCACGGCCGGCAAGCGGGGCGCGATGGTGTGGGAGGACGAGCGCCGCGACGCGATCGCCGTCGTCGAGGGCCGGGCAACCGACGACTCCATGCTGGTCCTCGTCTACACGCTCGACGGCTGCGCCGAGCACGGGTCGCCGAGCTACGGCTGCTCGAAGTGCGACGACCCGTTCGACGAGGCCGTCTGGCCCAAGGGCAACCCCAACCTCGGGGTGAGCGTGTCGCCCGAGTTCCTCCGCGGCCGCGCCGCGGTCGCCCGCCGGTCGCCGGGCAAGCTGAACGCGTTCCTCCAGCTCCAGCTGAACGTACCGACCCAGCAGTCGGTCCGCGCGATCGACCTCGAGCAGTGGGACCGCTGCGACGGGCGGGCCGAGGACCCCGAGACGGGCGAGCGCGAGGCCTACTGGGAGTGGGCCGCGCGCGTCGTGCCGGCCGGTTCCGTGGGCGTCGCGGGGCTGGACCTGGCCTCGGTCCAGGACCTCTCGGCGCTCGTCGACGCGTTCCGCCTCGAGGGCGGCAGGGTCGCCCTGGTGTCGCGCTTCTGGTGCCCCGAGGAGGGGGTAGCGCGGCGCGCGCGCCACGACGGCGTCCCCTACGAGGACTGGGTCCGCGACGGGTACCTCGAGGCGACGCCCGGGAACGTGACCGACTACGAGTTCATCCGCGAGGCGGCCCGCGCGCGGGCGGAGCGGGACCAGATCGACGAGACGGCATACGACCGCTGGAACGCGACCCAGCTCGCCACCCAGATGAAGGACGACGGCGCCGAGATGGTCCCGGTGGCCCAGACCACCGCGGGGCTCGGGCCGGGGTGGAACGAGCTCGAGCGCCTGGTCCTCTCGGGCATGGTCGACCACGGCGGGAACCCCGTGCTCCGCTGGATGGCCGGGAACGTCGAGGTCGAGACCGACGCGGCCGGCAACCAGAAGCCCTCGAAGGCGAAGAGCTCGGAGCGGATCGACGGCATCGTCGCCGCGTGCATGGCGCTCGGCCGGCTGATCACGCGGGCGGAGGGCGGCGAGGAGTTCCTCGGCGCCGTGGGGTCCGCCAGGTGAGCCGCCTCGAGGCCGTCGCCGCGGCCGCCGGCGCGCTCATGGTCTCGGCCGCCCTCGCCGCCTTCGACTGGCGCCTCGGCCTGGCCGCGGCCGGCGCCTCCCTCGTCGCCTCGTCGGTCGACCTCCGGAGGTCCCGCCCGTGAGCCTCATCCGGTCGCTCGTGCGCCCCGGGACCCGGATGGGCGCCGGCGCGCTCACGCTCGAGGACTACTACCGGATCGCGTCGCAGGCCGGGTGGCCGCTGGCCAACCAGACGTGGCACGTCAACCAGGAGGCGATCGAGGCCGACTTCCGCGGGCTCGTGACGAAGGCGCTCCAGGGGAACGGCGTCGTGTTCGCCTGCGAGCTCACCCGAGTATCGGTCTTCAGCCAGGCGCGGCTCGCGTTCCGCCAGCTGCGCAACGGGACGCCGGGCGAGTACTTCGGGACGCCCGACCTCCGGCTGCTCGAGGCGCCCGAGCCGAACCGCGTCACCTCGGACCTGCTCACGTGGATGCTGCTCGACCACGACTACGCCGGCGACGCCTTCGCCGTCCGCCGGCCCGGGCCGCGGCTCAAGCGCCTCCGGCCGGACTGGACCGTCGTCGTCATCGGCTCGCCCAACGTGGACGCCGACACGCCGGCCGACGACCCGGACGCGGAGGTCGCGGGCATCCTGTACTACCCGGGCGGCATGCACGCCCCGACGTCGAGGCCGTGGACGTTCCTCCCCGAGGAGGTCGCCCACTTCTTCACCCTGCCCGACCCGCTCGCGAAGTTCCGCGGCATGCCGCTCCTGACCGCGATCGCCCGCGAGATCCAGGGGGACAGCGCGGCGACCGCCCACAAGAACATGTTCTGGGAGCACGCGGCGACCCCGAACCTGATCGTGAAGTACCCGGCCGGCATCGACAAGGGGAAGGTCGAGGCCTCGATCGCGATCTTCGAGCAGGACCACGCCGGGCTCGCGAACGCCTACCGGACGCTGTACCTGGCCGCGGGCGGCGACGCCCAGGTGGTCGGGCAGAACCTCCAGCAGATGGACTTCAAGGTGGTCCAGGGCGCCGGCGAGACGCGGATCGCGTCGGCGATGGGCGTCCACCCCGTCGTGGTCGGCCTGTCCGAGGGGCTCGCCGGGAGCTCGCTCAACGCGGGCAACTTCCAGGCCGCGATCCGGCTCACCGCGGGCAAGACGTGGCACCCGCTCTGGAACAACCTCGCGGGCTCCCTCCAGACGGTCGTGCCGACCCTCCCGGGGACGCAGCTCGCCGCGGACACGCGCCAGATCCCCATCCTCGCCGAGAGCGTGAAGGACGCGGCCGAGGCGCTCTCGATCCAGGCGCAGGCGATGAGGACGCTCGGCGACGGCGGATGGGACCACGACGCGGTCGTGGACGCCGTGACGTCGGGCGACCTCCGGCGCCTGGCCAACCAGCACACCGGGCTCGTGCCGGTCCAGCTCCAGCAGCCCGGCGCCCAGGTGCAGGCGCTCGCCGACTTCTGGCCGGCGGACGCCTACTCGCCCGCCCTCGCCGTGCGCCGCGGCGAGCTCGTGGCCGCCGACTCCGACATGTTCCGCCGATTCCCGAGCCTCTTCGGGCCAGCCGACGAGAGGAACGCCGCATGAAGAACCGCGCCTCGCTCCTGACCGCCCTCCGCTCCCGCGAGCTCTGGGCCGCCGACCACCACGTCGTCTTCGACCTGTGCTGGAACGTCGCCCACCGCTCGGACCTCGAGTGGACCGCGGCGTTCACGCGGCCCGGCGAGGACCCGCGCCAGCAGTCGGGCCCCGTCCGGGTCATCCCGGTCCACGGCATGCTCGAGCCGCGGGCGTCCGCCCTCGACGAGTACTTCGGGGTGACGAGCCTCCAGGCGGTCCGCGACGCCTTCCGCGCCGCGCTCCGCGACCCGTCGACGCGGGCGATCGTCCTGGACGTCGACTCGCCCGGCGGCAGCGTCGCCGGCGTGACCGAGCTCGCCTCCGAGGTCCGCGCCGCCCGGGGCGGCCGCGTGCGGATCGTCGCCGTGGCCGACACCCTCATGGCGTCCGCCGCGTACTGGATCGCGTCGCAGGCCGACGAGGTCGTGGCGAGCCCGTCTGCCTCGGTCGGCTCGATCGGGATCATCGCGATCCACCAGGAGATGAGCCGCGCGCTCGACGCGGAGGGGATCACGACGACGATCCTCCGGACGCCCGAGGCGAAGGGCGAGGGAAACCCCTTCGAGCCGCTCACGGCAGAGGCGCGGAAGGCGATCGAGGAGCGGCAGGCCGCGCTCTACGCGCAGTTCGTCTCGGACGTCGCCCACGGCCGGCGGACCTCGGACGCCCGGGTCCGGTCCGACTACGGCGGCGGCCGGGTCCTCACGGCGGCCGACGCCCTCGCCGCGGGCATGGTCGACCGGATCGAGACCCTGGACCACGCGATCGCCCGCCTGTCGTCGGCCGCCGCCGGCGGGCGCGGCCAGCGCGCCGCCTCCGAGTGGATCGACCTCGAGTCCACCGCGGCCCCGGTCCACCACACGGCAATCGCGGGCGGCCCGCTCGACGCCGCCGAGCTCCACGGCATGACGCCCGACCGCCTCCGCGAGTCCCACGCGTGGACGGATCCGGACGGCGACCAGGCCGACCCGGCGTCCCACCTCCTGCCGCACCACGGCGCCGACGGGTCGGCGTCCCTCGAGGCCTGCGCCGCGGCGATCGCCGAGATCCCGTCGTCGCGCCTGCCCGCGGCCGACCGCCGCGCCGCGTGGGAGCACCTCGCCGCCCACCTCCGCGACGGCGGGCTCGAGCCGCCCGAGCTGCCCGGCCAGCCCCCCGCCTCCGAGCGCGTCTCGGCCGTGGCGACGGAGCTCGTCGAGCTCGTGGCGTGGGCGCAGTCCCGCAGCCGGCTCCGGGCGTCCGAGGGGCGCCCGCGGCTCTCCACGCGAACCGAGTCCGCGTTCCGGGCGATCCGGGACTCGATCGACGCGCTCCTCTCGGGCGACCCGGGCGCAGGCGCCGTCACCGCTCCGCCGGTCCAGCCGGCCGCACCCGCAGCACCCCCCATCCAGAGGAAGGCGCCGAGCCGGGACGAGTTCCTGGCGTCGCTGGCGCAGAGGAGATGAGCACCGTGAACACGAACAAGAGCCGCTACCAGGCCGTCGAGGGCGAGCCCTGGGCGATCTACCACCCGCCCGTCCTCGGGGGCGCCCGCCTCATGCCGTACGAGCTGGGCATCTGCTCGTACCAGGTCCCGGACCTGGGCACGGCCCGCACCCGCGAGGAGCTGGTGGCCGGGATCGACGGCATGAAGGCCGAGCTCCAGTCGATCCAGTCGCGGTTCGGCGTCCAGCCCCTCGACGACGAGGCGCGCGCCGACTGGGACGCGATCGACAACCCGGACACAGGCGCGCTGCCCCAGTGGGAGCAGGCGCTCCAGGAGTTCGACGCCCGCCTGACCCGCGTGGCCGACCTGGCCAAGCGGCCGGCCAACACGGACGGCCCGCGCCGCCCGGAGGCCCCGCAGATCATGCGAAGCCGCCTGCCCGAGAATCTCTACGACCTGGCGGACTACCGCGGCCGCACGAGCTCGCAGGCGGCCATGATCGCGCTCATGGTCGACGGCGCCCGCAAGGCGTCCGAGGCCTGGGCGTACCCGCACCCGGCCGCCACGGAGAAGGGCACCGTCGAGCACATCCACAAGCTGCTCGCGATCCCCCGCTCCGAGAAGGCGATCGAGAACGGGTTCGACTCGGGCCTGTTCGCCCAGCACCTCCTCGCGGCAGGCTCGCCCGAGTACCAGATCGCCTTCAGCAAGGCGATCGCGGGCGTCCCGCTGACGATGAAGGACATGGCGGTGATCGCCACGGTCGGCACCACGACGACGGGCGGCTACGCCGTCCCGCCGCAGCTGGACCCGACGATCATCCTCACGTCCGACGGCGCGGTGAACCCGCTCCGCCAGATCGCCACCGTGCGCCAGCTGAACGTGGGCAACACGCTCCAGCTGATCACGTCGGCCGGCGTCTCGGCCTCCTACGGCACGGAGACCGCGGCACGCACGCCCACGTCGCCGACGATGGGCCGCCCGGCCGTCACCGTCGCCGAGGCGTCGGTGGTCATCGACTTCAGCTTCGCCGCCGGCGAGGACATCCCGAACCTGACGGCGCAGCTCGCGCCGCTGGTCCAGGACGCGAAGGACACGCTCGAGGCGGACAAGTTCGTCAACGGAACCGGGACGAACGAGCCGGAGGGCGTGCTCTACGGCATCGCCTCGACGTACGACGTCGGCACCACCGGCGACGGCTTCGACCTCGAGGACTTCGACCGGATCACCGGCCGGCTCCCCGACCGCTGGGAGCCGCGGGCGTCCTGGCTCGCCCACCGCAAGGTCTACACCGAGGCCGAGCGCCTCGACCGGGCCTCGGGCGGCGGGTCGGCCAACGCCTACCGGCCGCTCAACGCCGGGGCCCCGCGCGAGCTGCTCGGGTACCCCCGCTACAACGCCTCCGCGATGGAGGACGACTTCGCCACGAACGGCAACCGGGTCGCCATCTTCGGCGACTTCGGCCAGTTCGTGATCGCGGACAAGATCGGCCTCACGGTCGAGCTCGTCCCCCACATGGTCGACACCAACGGCAAGCTCGTCGGCCGCGGCCTCCTGGCCCGGTTCCGCAACGGGTCGATCGTCGTCGTCGACTCGGCCTTCCGCGTCCTCAAGGTCGGCAAGGTCACCTCGTAGCCCCAGCGCGGGGCCGGCCGAGCGGGACGGCCGGCCGGCCCCGCCACCAACCCAGAGCCGCCACAGGAGGCGAGCCCATGACAACCCCGAAGCCGCCCGCCGCGAAGCCCGCGGACGCGCCCGACCCGGGCGTGCTCGTCGCGGTGTCCGCCGGCGTCGTGCGGATCGGCGGGCGCCTGCACCGCTACCACGCCGGGCAGACGGTCCCCGCCGACGACCCCGTGGCGCTCCGGCGCCCGGCGGCCTTCCGGCCGCTCGAGCTCTCCGGCTCCGGCCGGCGGGGGGCCTGACCGTGCCCCCGCGATTCCGCGACGCCACGCCCGCGCCCGCGGCGCCCCGGTCCTTCGTGGCCGTCCGCCCCGGGAGCGCCCGCCTCGAGTACCGGATCGGCGACGTCGTGGCCGAGGGCCACCCGCTGCTCGCCCTCCGGCCCCAGCACTTCCGCGCCGTCGAGCAGCGGATCCCGGAGACGGTCCAGGAGGTCCCGGCCGGCGAGATCACGGTCGCCTTCAGCCACGGCATGGCGCCCACCGACGTCGCGGGGATGCTCTCCGAGGCCGAGGCCGGCACGAAACGCGAAGGGAGCATCTGAACCGTGGCGCTCCTGACCCTCGACGAGCTCAAGGCCCTCGCGCCGTCGGCCCTCCCGGACGCCGCCCTCGAGATCCTGCTCGCCGCGGCCGAGGAGGCGATCGGCGCCGCGGCCGGCGACTACGTCGACGGGTACGAGGTGACGGGCGTCACGGAGTACGCGGCCCGCGTCCGGGGCGAGCTGCTCGCACTCCCGCGCGCGGCCTCGAGCATCACGTCGGTCCACGAGCACGCGCACACCTCGAGCCCGGCCGAGCTCGACGACTCGGAGTACTCGCTCATGCCGGGCGGCCGCCTGCTCCGCCGCGTCGGCGCCTGGTGGAGGCCCGCGATCGAGGTCGTGTTCGTCCCGCGGGACGACCTCCAGCGCCGCAAGGTCGCCCAGGCGAACCTCGTCAAGCTCGAGATCGCGTTCAACCCCGGGCTCGCCTCGCAGACGGTCGGGGCCTGGACCGAGTCCTACACCCTGCCCGGCAACGGGTCCTACGACGATCAGCGCGCCGCGATCCTGGCGGCGCTCGTCGAGCCGGCGGAGTTCCTGCGGTGACCGGGCGCCTGGTCCACAGCCTCGCCGTCGTGACGCCCCGCGCCGACCGCGACGGCGACCTCGACGAGTACGGGCAGCCCCTGTCTGGCGAGCCCGAGGTCGTGGCGTTCTCCGGGCTGCTCCAGCCCCGCTCGGCGCGCGAGGTCGCCCTCTCGAGCCAGGGCGGGGCGACCGTGGCGACGCACGTCTGCTTCGCGCCCCGGTCAGTCGCGGTATCGACGGCCGCGCACATCCGACGCGTCCCCGACGACGGGATCCGCTTCGAGGTCACGGCCGTCCGCGACCTCGCCTTCGGCGGGCTGGCGCACAAGGAGATCGACCTCCGGGTCGTCGGCTCGCCCGAGGTCGAGGCCTCGTGACGACGCTCGTCGCCATGCCGTTCCGCGGGGCGCCCGAGCTGCTCGGCCGGGCCGTCGAGTCCGTGCTCGCGCAGACCGACCGGGACCTCGTGTGCATGGTCCTGGGCGACGGCGTCCCGGTGCCCGAGCTGGGGGTCCGCGACGACCGGCTCGTCACCGCGACGTGGCCCGGCCACCACGGTCCGCCGTTCCTCCAGCAGGCGATGCTCCTCGGCTCGCCCCACGAGCACTACGCGCCGTTCGGCGCCGACGACTTCGCCGATCCCGACCACCTCGAGCTCATGGGGTCCTACGGCCGGCCCAACGTGTGCGCCGGCGCGGTCTGGTGGCACAAGGGCGCCGACGCCCCGGTCGACCACGTCCTCCCCGAGGACTGGGCATCGGGCGCCCGCCGAAACTACGAGGTCGGCCGCTTCACCGCCGCCGACCTCCGGTCCGTGGGCGGCTACGGGGCGCACGAGCGGTTCGGCCAGGACAACCTCCTGCTCCACATCCTCGCCCGCACGCTGGGGCTCGTCGCCTCCGACCGGCCGACGTACCACCGGATCCGGCGCCCCGGGTCGCTGACCACCGAGCCGGCGACGGGCCTCAGGTCGCCCGCCCGCGAGGCGGTCCGCCACCGCAACTGGGACCTGGTCCACCGCCTCCGGGCCCGCAACCTGATCGCCTCGGCCCCGGTCCGGGCGCCGATCCGGGCCGACCGCCTCGAGCGGCTCCGGGCATTCCGCGCGGAAATGCTCCCCCGCCCCGTGCGCGCGGAGCTCGAGGACGCCGCGGCCGCGGTGTCGAGGCTGCTCGCGTGACCGGCGGGACGGGCCTCTGGATGGTGACGCCGGCGTGGCAGCGCGCCGAGCTGTCGGCCGTCTGCCTCGAGCAGCACCGCCGCGTGATCGACGAGCTCGCCAGCCGCGGGCTCGAGGCCCACTGCGTCGTCGTGGCCGACGACGAGAACCTCGACACGGCCCGGGCGCTGGGCTTCGACACCGTCGAGCGGGACAACGACTGGCTCGGCCGCAAGTTCAACGACGGGCAGGAGTGGGCCGGCCGGCACGGCGCCGAGTGGATCGTTCCGCTGGGGTCCGACTCGTTCGTCATGGCCGAGTACTTCCTCGGGCCGCTCCCCGCGCCGGGCTCCGGCCTCACCTCGAGGATGTACGCGCCTGTCGAGCCGGGGCGCCTCGCCGAGCTCGACGTCGCGTTCCACGGCGCCGGCGCCGGCCCGCACGTGTTCCACCGCGCGGACATGGAGGCCGCGGGCTTCCGGCCCGCCCCCGACGAGATCAGCCGGAACACGGACCACAACACGATCCTGGGCGTCCAGGCCGCGATCGGCCGCCCGCTCTCGTGGTCGTTCCGCGACCTCCACCCGCTCCAGTACGCGGGCTTCCGCCACCCCCCGTTCATCACCCGCTACGACCGGCTCGTCCAGCGCTGGGGGCGGGCCGAGCGCCGCGACCCGTGGGAGCGCCTGGCCGAGGTCTACGACGCGGACCTGGTCGCCCGGGCGCGCGCGCTCATGGAGGCCCTGCCGTGATCGGCGGCGTCCGCTCGGCGCTGGTCCTCGGGGCGCACCCCGATGACGAGATGGCCTGCTCGGGGCTGGTCGCGAAGCTGGTCCGCGAGGGGGCCGCGGTCGACCTCCTGACGTTCAGCGACTGCGCCGACGTGGCGCCCGTCGTATCGGACCTCGAGGGCGAGTGGCGCGAGGCCGCGGCGATCCTCGGGATCCGGTCGGCGCAGCTGCTCCGCCTGCCCAACCGGCGCCTGCCGGAGCGGCGGCAGGACGTCCTCGACGCGCTCGACGCCCGGCGCTGGGCGTACGACCTGGTGCTCTGCCCAGCGACCTTCGACGCCCACCAGGACCACGGCACGGTGGCGCTCGAGGCGCAGCGCGCCTTCAAGCACGCGACGCTGCTGGGCTACGAGCTGCCGCTCAACTGGGTGGGCCAGGCGCGGGTCTCCGGCTTCGCCCACCTCGACGCGGAGCTGCTCGGGGTGAAGCTCCGCCACCTCGCGGCGTACCGGTCGCAGGCGCGGCGCCCGTACATGGACCCCGCGTACGTCCGGAGCCTCGCCGCGGTCCGGGGCGTGCAGGCGGGCTGCGAGGCGGCCGAGGCCTACGAGGTGATCCGATGGCACGCGTGATCGACGCCTACGCCAGCGAGCCGCACTTCGTCGACCACATCGCGCCGGTCATGCTCGCGCTGCCGCCGGGTCAGCGGGGCGACCTTCTGGTTCACCGGTCGCTCCGCGAGCGCGCGATCGCCCGCGGCCTCGAGCCCGCGTCCGTCCCGTCCGACGCCACGAGGCCGGTCCTGGTCGCGTCCTACGGCGACGTGAAGCGGGCCCGCGCGATGGGCCGGCGCTCGATCGCGTACCTCGAGCACGGGGCTGGCCAGAGCTACGCCGGGGACCCGCGGGATCAGCGCGCGGCCGCGCACGGGTCCTACGCCGGCGGCGGCGACCGCGGGGACAACGGGCTGATCATGACGCCCGGCGAGTGGCCCGCGTCCCGCTGGCGCGCGGCGTACCCGGGCGCCCGCGTGGAGGCGGTCGGCTGCCCGAAGCTCGACGCCCTGCCCGCCCGCGAGCCGGGCCCCGGCCCCGTCGTGTGCGTGTCGACGCACTTCGAGGCCACCCTCTGCGACGAGACCCGCTCGGCGTTCCCCTTCTTCCGGGAGGCCGTCGAGTCCCTCGCCCGCGCGCCGTGGATGACGCTCATCGGGCACTCGCACCCGCGCGCCGTGGACGGCCCGCCGCGGATGCGCCGGCGGATCGAGCGCATGGGCGCCGAGTACGTCGAGGACTTCGCCGACGTCTGCCGGCGCGCCGACCTCTACGTGTGCGACAACAGCTCGAGCCTCTTCGAGTTCGCGGCGACGGGCCGGCCAGTCGTCGTGCTGAACGCCCCGTGGTACCGCCGCTCCGTCAGCCACGGCGGGCGCTTCTGGGACTGGGCCACGGTCGGCGTCCAGGCCGACCGCCCGGAGGACCTCGAGGGCGCCGTCCGCCTGGCGCTCGAGGACCGGCCGGAGCAGCGGGCGGAGCGAGAGCGCGTGCTGTCGCTCGTCTACGCCCACCGCACGGGGGCCGCGGCGCGCGCGGCGGCCGCGCTTGCCGACTGGGCCGCCTCCGGGCAGGCCGCGGGGGCCGCGGCGTGACCGCGCGGATCCTCTCCGTGGTGGCCTCGAGGCGCGCCTGCCGGTCGTGCGGCGCCCGCCTCCTCATCGCCGTGATCGACACGCGGCCCGTCGCGCAGCTGGTGGTCTGCCCGACGTGCGACGCGTCCCCCCCGGAGGCCGCGTGATGCTCGACGGGCCCCTTCCCGACCCGCTCGGCGCGCTGATCATCGAGGTGCGCTCGTCGCCAGGCGTGGCCGCCCTCGTGACGGACCGCGTGCGGGGCCTCCGGCCCGCCCCGGGCGACGCCCGGCCGAAGGGCGCCTACCGCGCGTTCGTCGTCCTGTCGGTCCTGGACGCCCCGCCGGATCCCCGCCTGCCCATGGCCCGCGCCGTCTACGGCGCGAGCTGCTACGGCGCCACCGGCCAGCAGGCGATGGCCCTCTGGGGCGCGGTCGCCGCGGCCGTCCACCGGGCCGGCGTCCGCCGCAAGGCGAGCGGGCTCGCGATCTGGGACAGCTTCGCCTCGGGCGGGTCCGAGGACGAGGACCCCGACACCCAGCAGCCCGTCGTGCGCGGGACCCTCGAGGTCCTGTACGCGACCCGGCTCCTGGCGCCGTAGGGAGGGGGCGCCTATAGGGCAGCGATCGCGCCGAGCAAACCCCGCCGGGACCCAGGGACCGACGGAACGAGCCGGCCCCGGCACGCCGGGGCCCGAGACCAAGGAGACGCATTGGGCGCAGAGACGCGGGTCGTGACGATCGACGGGCAGCGTGCCCTCGTGGTCGTCCGCCGCCCGCCGCTGCCGCAGACGCTCGACCGCCTGCTCGCGGAGATGCGGATCACCTTCCGCAGCCCCGTGGTCATCCGCGGCTTCCGCGCGGAGTGCGACCGGCAGGACCACCGCCTGATCGCGCTCGCCGAGGGGGCCCACACCGGGACGGACGGCGTCCGCCGGTCCCTCCGGGTCAGCCAGTGCCAGGACTGCGAGGCGGTCGAGGTGCGCGACGTCAGCTGGGACTCCATGCCCGGCCTGCCGCACGCCGGGCCGCTGCTCAGGCGAGACAGGGTCATCGGCTGGTACTCCGGCGCACGCCGGGCCCAGCGCGAGTACCGCTAGGAGGTAAGCACCGTGAGCCAGATCACCGTCGACACCCCGACGAACCTCGTCGTCGGGGCAGGCGACTTCTACAAGGACCAGGCAGGGATGGGGGCCACGATGGGGGACAACCAGTTCTCCATCACCCGGGAGATCTTCACGCCCGAGCTCAACGGGGCGAAGGGCAAGCTCCTCGGGACCGACTACGTCAAGACGAGCACCGGCATGCTCTCGGTCACCCTGGCCGAGGTCTCCGCCGCCACGCTCGCCACGGCGTGGCCGGGCTCCACCTCGCGCTCGGAGACCTCGCTGGGCGCGTCGACGACGACGATCGACGAGGACAACACGCGCCGGATCCCGACCGCCGCGTATGCCGACTACGAGCTCCAGGTCGAGCGCCTCGACGGCGGCGAGATCCAGTTCGAGGTCGACGACGCGATCCACACCGCATCGCTCGAGGGCACCCTCGGCGACGGGTCCAACTTCGGGATGAAGCTCCAGATGGAGTCCCGCTGGGACCCGGCGGACCTCAGCCGCTCGCCCCACCGGATCCGCCTCCTGGCCGCCGCGTCCTGACGTGGAGGACCTCTCGGCTCTCATGCCCGCCCGCCGGGCCTCGGACGCGCTCCGGGGCCTGGCGAGGCTGGCCATCGGCGGGGAGGAGATCCTCCTCCCCGTCCTCACCATCGAACAGAACGAGGCGTGGGTCTCGGCGCTCGACGCGGAGCTCGCGGGCCTCGTGGCCGGGATCACCGGGGGCCCCGAGGCCGGCACGCCCGCGGAGGACCTCGAGCTCGTGCTGTCGGCGCTCGCGTCCGAGCTGCCGCGCCTCGTGGCGGCGCTGGCCGACTACGATCGCGGCGGCCTCCTGGGCGGGGTCGACGGGATCCGCCGGCGCGCCCGGCCCCACGAGGTAATCGCCGCCCTGCTCACGATCTGGAGGGCCGCCAACCCTTTAGCAGACATCGCCCTGCTCGGGCTCGCGACGAGTGGGACGAGTTCCGGGCCCACGAGTTCGCCCTCAGCGCCTGGGGGCTCGACTACCGGGCCGTCCGCGGGACCTGGACCCCGGAGCAGTGGGTCTACGGGCTCGACGCCGCGGTCGACCGGCTCGAGCGCGAGCACGACGAGCGGGTCGAGGCGCAGCGCGCAGCCGAGATCTTCGCGCACGACGACAGGCAGTACCGCTCATGGCGCGGCCGCGCGGCCGCCCGCCGGGCGTCGGGCGGGGGCGACCCCGTGAGGTCCGCGCGGATGCTCGAGCTCCAGATCGCCGCGCTCGCCGGCGCCAACCCCGAGTACGTGGTGTTCGGGGAGGACGCCGCCTGATGGCCGCCCCGCCGACCGCCCGGACCTTGCAGAACCGGCAGAACCGGATCGTCATGCACCGCGAGTCCCTCGACGCCGCCACCCTGGGCATCGCCGACGCGATGCTCGCGGCCGGGCGAGCGATCATGGAGGACGCCGCGGCGCACGCGCCCCGCGACCCCGAGAAGGCGCGGGAGCGCGGCGTGCCCGAGATGGCCGACACCGGGTTCGTGCAGGTGTGGGCGGACGGCAAGCGCGCCGGGGGCCTCGACGCGCAGACGCTCCAGGCGTGGCAGGCGAAGCCGCGCGGCGCGCAGGTCCCGAAGTCCGGCTGCCTCCTCATCGTGGGCTTCCGCTCGCCGATCTCGCACTTCGCCGAGCAGGGCACGATCCGGGAAGACGCTCGGCCGTTCCTGATCCCGGCGTGGAATCGCGGCATCGGCGACCTCGGCCGGCAGATCCCGCCCGCGATGGGGCGCCGGCTGCGGCTCGGGACGGTCGGCCAGGGGGTCGCCGCGGCGCTCGGCTACCGGACCACCGCGCAGGGCTCCGTCGTGGGCGGCCCGCGCCCGAGCAGGAGGGGCTGACCCGTGGGCGCGCTCGCCGACATCTACGCCCTCGCGAAGATCGTCCTCGACACCGGCCAGTTCCAGACCGACGCCGTGAAGGCCGGCGACGACGCCGCGAACAAGGTCTCGAGCCGGATGGGATCGACGCTCCGCAAGAGGCTCGGGGCCGCGCTGGCGACGGGCTTCGCCGCGGCGGCCGCGGGCGCGACGGCGCTCGACGAGGTCGCGGCCCATCTCCAGGCCGAGACCGGCGCCACCGCCGACGAGGCCCAGCGGATGGCCGAGGCCGTGAACGCGATCGCCGGGCGGACGAAGACGTCGCTGACCTCCGTCTCGGCCGCCTACGCGGCCGTGCGGACCGACATGCAGCTCACGGGGAAGGCCGCCGAGGACACGACCGAGCGGGTCGCCGACTTCGCCCGCGTCACGGGAACCGACGCGGCGGAGGACGTGAAGCGCCTCGACGACGTCTCGGACGCCTGGAACCTCACCAACGAGCAGAGCCTCGGCCTCCTCGACCAGCTGATCGCCAGCCACCAGAAGTACGGCGGCTCGATCACGGACAACATGGAGGCCCTCAGGGCCATGGCGCCACAGCTCCAGGCTCTGGGCGCCTCGCTCGACGACGGCGTCGGGCTCCTGAACCTGTTCGCGAGCTCGGGCCTCGACGCGGCCAAGGCGCAGCAGGCGCTGAACACGGCCGTCAAGAACCTCAAGCCGGGCCAGACGCTCGATGACCTCGTGGCCGAGATCTCGGCCATCCCCGACCCGACCGACCGCGCGAAGCGGGCGATCGAGGTGTTCGGCTCCCGCGGGGGCGTGGCCCTCGCGAGCGCGCTCAAGCCGGGCATCGGGTCGCTGAGGTCGTTCGGGGCCACGGCCGCGGACTCGGCCGGCGCCGTCGAGCGCGCCGCCGACGCGATCGACTCGACGATCCCCGGCATCGTGAGGGGCTGGATCTCCGGCGCGCAGGCCGCGGTCCGGGGCTTCGGGGACAACTTCGGGCCGGGCCTCATGGCGATCGCCGCCGGCGCGTCGCTCTGGAGCAGCTTCTCGGACCTGACCGGCCTCAAGCTGGGCGGGGCCCTCAAGTGGGCGTGGGCGAAGGTCGCGGCCAGCCCGGCCGTCCTCGCCGCCGCCAACGCGGCCGGCATCGCGCAGGGCGAGGCGGAGGCCGCCGGCGCGGCGGCCGGCTTCGGGTCGCGGGTCGCGAGCCTGGCCACGATCGGGGCGTTCGTGATCCCGGTCGTGTTCGCGGTGTCCAGCGCGAAGGACCAAGTCGACCGCGCCAACTCATTCCTCGACCGGGAGGCGGAGGCGATCCGGTCCGGGTCCGTCGAGCAGATGCAGAAGCTCCGCGACGAGCTGAGCCGCGTGAAGCCCTCGCCCATCGGCGGACCCAGCCCGGTCGAGCTCGCCGACGCGGCCGCTGCGGTGAAGGCGCTCGACGAGGCGATCGCGAAGGCGACCCGTACCAACTCCGAGTGGGACCGCGGATGGGAGCAGGCCTCCGGCGACGCGCGCGCCACAGTCGACCAGTTCCACCAGGCCGGCAACGAGGCGGGCACCGCGTACGTTCAGTCCTACGCCGCGGCGAACAACCTCAGGGCGCGCATCGCCCAGGACATCCGCGACACGATGGCCGCGGCCGCGCAGGCGGTCCGCGACTCGAAGCAGCAGCTGCTCTCGGCCTGGTCGACCGCCTTCGACGAGCAGAACGCCCTCGCGGACGCGAAGGACCAGATCATCGTCAACAACGAGCAGATCGCGGCCCAGCGGAAGATCGCGAACGACAGGAAGGCGACCGCCGCCGAGCGGGCCCAGGCGCGGATCACGCTGCGCGACCTCCAGGCGCGCAACGCACAGCTGCTCGCCGAGCAGACGCAGTACGGCACCCGGGCCCAGCAGATCGCGAAGACGAAGGCCCTGCTCGCGTCGAAGGCCCTGCTCGACGGGCTCAAGGACCGCGACCCCGACGTCCGCCAGCACTGGATCGACGTCAAGACGGCGGCCGAGGCCCAGCTCAAGGCGCTCCAGTCGGAGTCCCTGACGTACGGCTACAACACGGGCAAGAACTTCGCCTCGGGGATCCGGAAGAGCACGCCGATGATCGAGGCCGCCGCGGGCAGCGCGGCCGCGGTGATCCTCGAGCACTTCAAGCCGGGGTCGCCGACGAAGCGCGGCCCGCTGGGCCCGCAGTCCGGCGGGCCGGAGAGGTTCGGCTCGAGGATCGTCGAGCTGCTCGCCCGCGGCATGGCGTCGCGCGTGGCGGCCGTCGCGGCCGCCTCGAGCACCGTCGCGGCCGCGGCCATCCCCCGCGTGTCGGCGCCGACCGCGCTCGGCTCGGTCGCCACGGCGTCGGGGGCCCGGCCTGGCGCGCCCGCCGGCGCCGGCGGTGGGTCCACGTACAACTTCAATATCCCGGTCCAGGGGCTGGTCCGGGCGAGGAACCCGCTGGAGATCGCCACCCAGGCGCGGCGCATGGCGCGGCTCGGGATCATGAGCACGGAGGCCCACCTGAAGTGACGAGCGAAGCCGCGGCGATCGCCCTCGAGTACGCGGGCGAGGACATCCAGGACCAGGACCTCGGCATCTTCCTCGAGATCGTCCACGGGCTCAACGAGACGCCCGAGGTGCGGGGCGTGGACACCGTGGTGCCGGGCGCCCCCGGGCGCGTGGCCGGGTCCCGCGTCTTCGACCGGTTCACGATCCACCTCGAGGGCTGGGTGACGGGAGGGGCGTCCGGGGGGGCGGCCGCGTTCCGGGCCAACATGGCCTTCCTCCAGTCCCTCTTCTCGCCGACGCGCACGCCGGCGACGCTGCGCGCGGTCCTCGAGGACGCCTCGGTGGCCGAGGTCACGGCGCGGCCGCTGTCGATCGCCGGCGGGGCGCAGCCCGTCCCGGACGCGCTGCCAATCTCGGTCGAGCTCGAGGCGATCGAGCCCTGGGCGGCCGGGTCGTGAGCGCCTGCTCCGACACGATCGCGGCGGCCGTCGCCGACGACTTCAGCGACCAGGCGTCCTCGAGCAGCCCCTTCGACATCTCGGTCACGCCGTCCGCGCCGTCGGTCGTGGTCGCGGGCCTCCTCGCCGCCGGGACCGGCATGTCGCTCTCCGGCGTGACGCCTCTCGTCGACGTCGCGGACACCGGCCACGAGACCGCCGCGTTCGGCTGGGCCGCGACCGGCTCGCCCGTGACCGCGAGCGCGTCCTACACGCCGAGCGGGTCGCTCCAGGCCGCGGCGATCGCCGCGATCCCGACCGGCGGGACGTCCCCGGTGCAGTCCAAGAGCGTCGGCTGGTCGTGGACCCCGATCGCCACGCTGGACAGCCCGCCCACGGCCGGCAACCTGCTCGTCGCCATCATCATGAACAGCCAGTCGGGCAGCCCCGCCACCCTCGCGATCTCCGGCTGGACGCGGCTCGCCGAGGGGCAGGCGAACGGGATCCACCCGTTCGGTGGCAACTCCGTCGGGATCTACGCGCGCTGCTCCGACGGCGCGGACGGCTCGATCGCAACGGCGACCTCGACCTACTCCATGATCACCCTCATGGAGTGGGCGGGCCCGTCCCCGACCGTCGACTTCACGGGCGACCCGCTCTTCGGCTCGGCGCCCCTCTCGGTCGACTTCACGGGCTCGGCCGAGGGGATGACCCCGACGTCCTGGGACTGGGACTTCGGCGACGGGTCGGCCCACGGCTCCGGCTCCGCCCCGACGCACGTCTACTCGACGCCCGGCGTCTACACGGTCTCGCTCAGCGCCACCGACGGCGTCGACACCGCTACGCGCACCCGCACCGCCTACGTGTTCGTCCGCGGCCCGGGGATCGGGCTCGACGTCTACCGGGTCGACCCGCCCGGGACCTCGCTGACATACCTCGCCACCCTCGACGGGGCGTTCGACCGGTTCATCCGCCCCGAGCGGAACGCCGTCGGGTCGGGCGGCTTCAAGATCCGCCGCGACGACCCGCAGGCGACCGACTCGATCCTCGCCCAGGGGAACCTCGTCAAGGCCACCTTCCCCGAGATCGACCCCGGCCCCATCTTCGCCTTCTTCATCCAGAGCCGCGAGACCGTCGTCGTTAGCCCCGACGAGAGCGGCGGCGAGATCCTCCAGGTGGGCGGCCGCGGGGCCCTCGACTACTTCGACTGGGCCCGCTGGCTCGCCGTCTCCTACGTCGTGCCGTGGTGGAGCGACGGGTGGGCCGACCTCGTCGACAGCGCCCCGCCGGCGGGCTCGCTCGGCCACATCGCGGTCGCGGCCGGGACCTACAACCGGTTCACCTTCAACTCGGACGGCACGGTCGTCTACCCGCCGACCACGTTCACGACCGGGGGGTTCTCGGCCTTCTACGACCGCCGGCGCGTCCGCAAGTACGAGTCGGGCGCGCCCCTGGCGGGAAAGGACGTCACGCTGGTCCGCCTCTCCACGGGCTCGCACGCCGGCTGGTGGCTCCACCCGATGGACGCGGGGTTCACCGACGTCCGCTCCTCGAGCATCCTGGGCCTCCGCCCGGAGTTCGGGGACATCGGCAAGAGCGCCGTCACCCAGTGGTGGGACTCGGGCTGGGGCACACCGCCCGCCGGCACGCTGGGGCGGGTGTCGCTGGCCGCGGGCACGTACCGCGAGTACACCGTGTCGGGCGGCCGGATCACGGGGCGGTCGACGTTCACCACCGGCGGGATGTCCGCCTGGTACGACTCGCGCAGGTCCTATCCATTCGCCGGGTCGAAGAGCCGGGCCACGCTCGTCCAGCTGTCGTCGGGCACGAAGGACAACGCCTACATCCACCCGATGGACCACGGCATCCGCGAGTGGCAGGCGTCCGAGCCCGTCGTGAGCCTGGTCCCGGGCAAGGTCCTCTGGCGCATCTGCCAGGAGGTGCAGGCGGCCCTGCGGCCGAGCCACCCGATGCCGCTGCTCACATACGACTTCGACGAGACCACCGACAGCGACGGGAACGACTGGACCGTCACCGACAGCCTCGCCGGGATCTCTGCCGAGGTCGGCGACTCGCTCGCCGACTCGATCGCGAAGGTCCTCGCGACGGGCGTCGTGGACGTGGAGATGGGGCCCGACCTCGACTTCCACGCCTGGAACGAGCGCGGCCGCGACCTCTCGGGCGCCTCCTTCGGGGCGGGCGTCGTGCGGTTCGCGAAGGGCGTCAACATCGCGGCGGAGCTCAAGCGCGAATCGGCCGACGGTCCCCCGCCGACCTACACGCAGGTCGTGGGCCCGGACGGCTGGGCGTCGGCCGAGCTCGAGGACGCCGCGGACAGGGTCGCCCGCGAGACGACGACGCGCGTCGAGGCCGACGACGACGTGGACTCGCTCGAGGCGGCCGGGCTCGCCGACCTCGAGCTCCGCCTCTCGCGCTCGGACTCGGCCGGGTTCCAGGTGGACGTCGGCGACGACGAGGCCAAGGGCCTGTACTACCCGGGGCCCCCGTGGTCCGCCAACGGGAGGTGGTGGCTCGGCGACTGGGTCACCGTCCACACGGGCGACGGAGCCGACGACTTCGACGAGGTCACGATGCGGGTCGCCGCGCTCACGATCAGCGAGACGGAGTCGGGCGACCTCGTCGTCATCGTCGAGGTCGGCTCGAGCCTGGGCGCGGCGGAGGACGCCGCGTTCCCCGGCCCGGCTGGATCCGGCCCTGGCGTCGGATCCGCGGCCGGCGGATCCGCGGCCGCGCCGTCGGGATCCGGCTCCGGCTCGGGCGGCGGGACGGGCGCGCCCGACCTCTCGGGCTACCAGCAGCTCGCCGAGCGCGGCATCGCCGGGGGGTACGCGCCGCTCGACTCCGGGGCCCTGGTCCCGGCCGCGAGCCTCCCCGACGTCGAGGCCCTGCGCACGTCCGAGGCGGACACCTCGCTCGTCCTATCGCCGGACGGCTACGGCGGGCTCGCGTTCGCGGCGGCGCCGTCGGGCGGCCTCCCGTGGTTCGACGTGACCGACTACGGCGCGGTCCACGACGGCAGCACCGACGACACCCCGGCGATCCAGGGCGCGATCGACGCGGCGGAGGCGGCGGGAGGCGGCGTCGTGTTCTTCCCGCGCGGGGTGTACGCCGTCTCGGGCGCGCTCCGGGACACGGGGCGGTCCAACGCGCAGATCCTGCTCCCCCGGCGCCACGTCACCGACGGGACGGAGCAGCTCACCGTCCACCTGCTGGGCGAGTCGGCCCCGCCCGCGATCCCGTACATCTCCGGCTCGTCCACCGAGCCCGAGGGCGGGTCGGTCCTGAAGTCCACCCTGTCGTCGGGCACGGGCGCCGTCGTCGGGGCGTGGGGCCCGTCCGGCTCCTACCTCGACTTCTCGCTCGTCCGGGTCGGGGTCAAGAACCTGTGCGTCCGCACCGTGGCCGACCCCACGATCAGCGGCCTCGACCTCTCGCACGTCGAGGCGGTCGAGCTCGCCGACGTCATGGTGGACGCGGGCGAGTACACGATGGGCTCGATCTCGCAGCAGACCACCAGCACCTCCTACGGGATCAAGCTCCCCGGCAACAACAACGGCGCCAGCACCTTCCTGCGCGGCGTCGTCAACGTGGTCGGCTTCTACAACGGCGTCCTCGTCGGCGAGCACACCGTCGCTGACAACGTGCAGGTCTGGGCCGCGCGCAAGGCGTACGTCTTCCCCGCCGCGTACCACGCCAGCCACTTCTCGCGCATGGCGTACTACCACTGCCAGCGCGGCCTCGTGGGCTCGGCGTCGAGGCACTACCTGACCGTGTCGCAGCTCGACCTCGAGCACGCGGCCTCGGGGACGTGGGCCCCGGTCTACGACGTCGACGACGCATCGGACTACCTGTACGGGCACCTCGCGTGGCACGTCATCCTCGAGGTCACGGGGTACGACTCGACGTTCACCGTCAACGGCGCGTCGAACCTGCACCGGATCGAGATCGGGAGCAACCCGTTCGGCGGGCCGTCGTTCGCCACCCCCTCGATCGCGTACGGCACCCCGGCGGCCGGATCCTCCGGCGACGCGGTGCAGTCCGACGCCACCATCCCCAGGCCCACCGCCGCCGACGTGGACTTCTCGTCGGACGTGACCACGTCGAACGCCACGACCGGGCACCACGGCCTCCTGCCGAAACTCGACGGGAACGCCGCCCACTACCTCGACGGGACGGGCGCGTTCTCGACCCCGTCCGGATCGGGCGGCGGGCAGTACCGCGCGTGGCTGTTCTCCGCATCGGGCGGGACGCTGACCATCCTCACCGCCGTGGACGGGACGCCGCTCACGGGCCTCATGGACCTGGAGTAGACCCATGACCGTGACCAGCAGCGAGATCGGCGCGTACATCGATTCCCTCAGCGACATCGGGACCCCGGCCTCGGGCGACGAGCTGCTGGTGTACGACGTCTCGGCGGGCGCGGCGAAGAAGGTGCTCGCCTCGGAGTTCCTGTCGGGCGCTGGCGCGCCCGCGTTCTGCGGCGTGCGGGTGAAGCGGACCACCACGTTCTCGGTCCCCCACAACGCCTCGACGTCCGTCGACTTCGACAGCGAGAGCTACGACACGGACGGGTTCCACGACAACTCCACGAACAAGTCGCGCCTCACCGTGCCGACCGGGAAGGGGGGCTACTACCGCATCTTCGCGTCGGCGTCCTTCGCCGCCGGCGGGAGCTCGACCGCCCTGTTCCTGCTGCTCAACGGGACCACGACGATCGCGGGGTCCGACTTCGGCGCGGCCTCCGGCGTCGACGGGTGCCAGTTCAACATCTACACCGAGTACGCCCTGGCCGAGGGCGACTACGTGGAGCTGCGCGCGTACCAGGGGTCGGGCGGGGCGCGGAACCTCACCGTCATCGACGGGCAGCCGCACTTCGGCATGTCCCTGATGGGCGCCTAGAAGTCGAAGGCCCGCCTCGCGCGGTCGTCATCCAGATCGCGCCAGGCCTCGACGTCCGCCCTCGCGTGGTATGAGCCGCCCGGGGGCTGGGGTCGCTCCGGCAGGGCCTCCCCGGACGCCAGCCTCGGCCACCAGGTCCGGAAGAGGGAGCCCTCGAGGCCGCGGATCTG